ATTTTACCTGATGGATATCTACCAAATATAGCATTATCCATACCATATTTTGATTGTAATTGTTCAGATACACTTCTATAGTAAATATCCATTTGGTTCATTTGGTTTTGGATTACATCCCTAACTATTACATCACCAGGACCTTTTAATCTTGGATTTGTTAAATCAGTATTTGATGATGCCCCATATTCATTTGATGTTCCGTATTGATATTTATTTTTAGAAAATAAATTATTTTTTTCAACCAATGGTGTTGAAAGGTCATAAGAAGCTACGCTCATGAATCCATCTATAGTATATTTAGATGGTTTATTCTTTGAAAGAAGAACTTGTCTTAATATAATACCCTGAGCAAGAACTCTTGAGAGACCTAAAAATGCAGATGTACCAATCCCTTCTACAACAATACCAAGTTGGTTTGTTGGTGGATTATGAGCAAGATTATTATCTCTAAATTTTTTTGAATATGATTCAAGGTCAGTATTAGACGGTACATTCGAACTTATTAAATTATTTCTTAGAGGAATCGAATCTGCTAATAAATTATTTCCAGTAGAAACATTGGAAGCTAAGTTGCTATTTAAATATTCTTTCGAGTCACTTAATAAGTCACTATTATCTGGAACATTAGAAGCTAAGTTGATATTTAAATATTCTTTCGAGTCACTTAATAAGTCGCTATTATCTGGAACATTGGAAGCTAAGTTGCTGTTTAAATATCCTTTAGAATCTGATAACAAATCGCTAGTGTCTGGAACATTAGAAGCTAAGTTATTATTTAAATATTCTTTTGAATCTGATAATAAATCACTTGACTTTGGCGTATTTGATGCTAAATTATTTTGCAAGAAATCTTTTGAGTCAGCTTCTAAATCAGAATTGTTTGGCTTATTAGCTGATATATTGTTTTGAAAAAATGATTTAGAATCATTTTCTAAGTCAGAATTATTTGGTTTATTCGCAGCAATATTATTTTGAAAAAATTCTGCTGAATCTACTTCTAAGTCACTTGAGTTTGGCTTGTTTGCAGAAATATTATTTTGCAAGAAATCTTTTGAGTCAGATTCTAAATCACTATTATTTTTTTTGTTGGCCGATATATTGTATTTTAAAAATTCTACAGAGTCATTTTCTAAATCAGAACTATTTGGTTTATTCGCAGCAATATTATTTTGTAAGAACTCCTTTGAGTCATTTTCTAAATCAGAACTCTTTGGCACATTGGTAGCAATATTATTTTGCAAAAACTCCTTTGAGTCATTCTCTAAATCAGAGCTCTTTGGTACGTTTGCGGCAATATTATTTTGCAAGAACTCCTTTGAGTCAGTTTCAAGGTCACTTGTATTAGATACATTAGCAGAAATGTTATTTTTAAAGAACTCCTTTGAGTCATTCTCTAAATCAGAATCCTTTGGTACGTTTGCAGCTATATTGTTTTGAAAGAACTCTTTTGAGTCACTCTCCAAATCAGAATCCTTTGGTACGTTTGCAGCTATATTGTTTTGAAAGAACTCTTTTGAGTCATTCTCTAAATCAGAACTATTTGGTTTATTTGCAGAAATATTATTTTTTAAGAATCCTTTTGAGTCAGTTTCAAGGTCGCTTGTATTAGGTACGTTTGCAGATATATTATTTTGCAAGAACTCCTTTGAATCATTCTCTAAGTCAGAATTGTTTGGTTTATTTGCAGCAATATTATTTTTAAGAAACTCTTCAGAATCTATTTGCAAATCAGACTCATTTGGCTTATTAGCAGCAATATTGTTTTTTAAAAACTCAGTTGAATCAATTTGTAAATCAGACTCATTTGGTTTGTTTGATGAGATGTTGTTTCTTAAAAATTCTTTTGAATCTTTTTCAAGGTCACTTGTATTAGATACATTAGCAGAAGTATTATTTTTTCTTATATCTTCAGAATCGCTTAATAAATCACTTCCATTAGAAACGTTTTTTGATGTATTATTAACTCTAAATTCATCAGAATTTGAATCTATGTTTTGTTTTGTACTTAAATTATCGTGATTTTTAACAATATTATTTATTCTCGCTTGGTTTGAATCTATTAAGACATCACTATTATTTGGTACATTCTTAGCTATATTACCGACTCTGTATCTATTAGACTTTTCTAATAAATCATCTGCAGATTTAATTAAATTATTTCTGGCCAATAAAGAGTTTCTTGTATCTTCTGATAATTTTTCTAAACTTATGTTCTCAGAAACCAATTTTGCTATAAGGGCATCTCTTATTGTTTTTGAATTTTCTTCAAGATTTATTATTTTTGGAACATTCTTAGCTAATAAAGAATTTTTTGTCTGAGGATACAGAACATCATAAACATTTTGTGGAGCGATTAGATTCCTATGAAGCAATTGCCTTCTGATACTAGCGGAATATTCCTCATAGAAATACCTTAAGTTTTCTTCACTTACACCTTCTAAATCATTATCATCCAAATATGATGCCATTTATTGCTTTCTATATAAATAATATATAAAAAAAAACCTCCTTAAACTAAAGAGGTTTTGTTGATACTATTATACAATTCAACTTATTTAATTATAGCTGTGTCTTTAACAATTGTATGTTGTATGTCTCTACCATTCATTTTAAAGCTAATTTCTAACTTCCTCGTTTCTCCGCCTCCACCAGCACCACCAGTTGCGCTTGCAACATTTGCCATAGCAGCCATAGCATTTCCGCCACCAGAAGCATCAGCCATTGCCTCAGAAAGTTCTTTTAGTTTTTCTAATTTTTCCAAACTTAGAGATTCTGCTGCAGCGCTTAATTTTGCCAATCCATCTCCAGCTGAATTTAAACTATCAGCCAATAATTGAATAGCTGGCGCAATTAATGCAAGCTCAGATAATTGAGAAAACATTCCGCCTCCAAAGAAGCTCATTACTCCACCAATCATAGCAGCAGCACCAAATGCTATCATTGCAACAGATAATACTCCCAAGCCAGCAGCTAGTGCAAATAAACTACCAGCATCTATTGTGGATAATTTTAATATAGAATCAGCTATTGTGCTAATTACCATAGAAACAGCCGTACCAACCGCAAGAACAACTGTCGCTATTCCATTAAAAACAGATGTAATCAATGGAGCCAGTGCCCCAAGTCCTTCTGCAAATATTTTAAATGCAAATGCCAATCCTATTATAGCTACTGTTAATACAAGTATTATTGGTATAAATGGAGTTAATATTCCAAGTCCCGTAGCGGCTGCAGACGCAAAGGCAGTTATTCCTTGTCCAAGAGCACTCATTAATGATATAAATGATTTTGTTACAATACTTACCAATTGACCAACAATTTGTTGAACTACACCTATTGCTCTAGATGCACTTTGTAAAACAGTAGTAAGTCCATCAACAATTCTTGTTGCCAAATCTAAAATCTGTTGAATTATATCTCCAACAAAAGTAAGTATTTGACCTGCTATATCTTTTATGAAATTAAAAATACCACCAATTGAATCTTTTATTCCTGTTGCTATTTTTGTAATTGAGCTTTTAATTGTCTCCCAGGTCTTAGCCATGTCCATCCCTTTTTTTGTATCAACATCTCCAGTTCCGCCTTCTCCTTCTGCCCCTCCTCCCATTCCAAGAGCTCCTGTAACTTTTGACTTTATCTTACCAAGCATGCCGCCAAGTCCACCTACACCTTTTGCAATAAAAGATTTTACACTAGCTCCAAAACTTGTTCCAAATAATATAAGAGCTGGTATTGCCCATTGTAAAATAGTACCAAGCTTACCTAATTTACCAAAAGCCTCCCAAACACCTGTAAATATTGTTGTAACTCCTTGTATTGCCCATGTCAATAATTCTAGTGCTGGTTGAAATATTGTAAAAATACTCATAAAAGCACTTATAAAATTAGCAAAAGATTCTTTTAAATCTTGGTTTCTTTTATTTTGTTCTTCAAGAGTTAATTCATCCGCCTTCATTTTATCTGCCAAATCCTGCCCATTTCTACTCTGTAAATCTTCCATTGATTTAATGCCCATTTTTTTAGCCATATCACTGCCTGCATAAAATTCTACCTTTCCGTCTTTACCCATTTTTAGCATGCTAGCTATTCCAGATTTAGCCAAATCTCTATCTGCTTCTTTTACGCCATCAATAGTGCCTTGAAAAGGATTTAGTTTAGCTTCATCTGTTGCATTTTGGGCAATCATTTTTTGAAATTCTTCTACAGGCACATGTGCTGCTGCAGCTGCAATTCTTAATCTATCTGCATCAATTGGGTCAAATTCATATTCTCCTTTTTCATTAAACTTGCCTATGTCTTTACCCATTCCAGTTAATATCTTCTGAAGTTCTTTTGGCCCTTTTCTTGCTGCGGCCAACAAATCCATCGGATTTATATTAGAAAAAGAGCCACCAGCCAACTGTAATTCAGAAGCCATTTCCATAGCACCCTCAATATTTCTAGCATGTTCTGCCATATTAAATATAGACTCTACACTCATATGTAATTTTTCCGCTTGAATCACCATCTTTTTTAAAGAATCTTCTCCGCCCGTAAAACCCATACTTCTCATTTTGCTCATATTCTTACTGATACCAGCAATGACCTTACTTGAACTTACTCCAAATCTTCTCGCTTCCTGGTCAGCTCCCTGCATAAAATCTTTTACTTGTTCAGAACTTTCTCCCATTCTCATTAATTCTCCCGCAAGATTTGTTATATCGCCAGCAGCAGCACCAGTAGCACCTTCAATGGCTGCAAAATCTTTGGCCGCAGTAGATAATACAGAAAAATCTGTTGTATTTAATTCTCCAGACATATCTGCCATTGTCTGTGCAGCCTTTTCAACTGAAACACCATATTGTGCAACATCAGTTGTTAATCTTGACATTGCCTGTTCATTATCATCCATTAAAATACCAGTACTTCTTTGAACTTTATGCAATTGTGTATCAAAATCAGTAAGTGCAGCTATCCAACCTGTTTTTATTTGTTTGGTTATACCATCACCAAGACCCTTCATTAAATCAAATTTCTTATTTAATTCAGAAGAGCTTTTTATTTTTTCTTCAATCAACTCGTTACCATCATTAATTATTGCATTACTCTCAAGTAACTTGTCTCTTTGGCTTGACATAATAGCCAAGACTTCTCTCTGTTTAGAGGTACCTGATTTTATTATATCATTCCAATCATTTCCTTTTGCTATTTTTTCAGTCAAACTTATTAAATCAGACTCACTAAGATTATTTAATTCTACATATTCTTTGCTTATTTGACCCATTTTTTCTAAAACCAACTTCTGCTTGACTTGATAGTCTCTAGCATAATCCATTTCTAGCTTTTTATATTCTTCTTGTTCTCTTAATTCTTTTGTTTGTTCTTGAGATAGTTGCAAATTACCATTTAATACATTTTTTAAATCTTCTTCATTTTTAATTAGATTTTTTAAAACTGGACTCATCTTTGAATTTAGAAGAGCAAAATTTGCAGCAAATGATTCTTGAGATACACTTGATACATCTCTAAAGGCATCACCTAATTCTTGTTGAATCATTTCTGCCATTTCTGTTATTCGTGGAGATGAGTTTTTTACAATGTCAGCAAACTCATCTCCAAGAGTACTAACTTTATCTTTTATGTCTTTTATTTCTTCTGCTATTTTTATTAATTCAGCTGGAGTTTTTTTAACTTCTTTGAAAAAGGAAGCTCCATCAATTTTAAATATTTCTGACGATATAGAACCCCATGACTCTTTCAAGCCATCTGTAGATTTCTTCAAAGCTTTCTGTTTTTCCAGTAAAGCATCTAAATTCTTCATTGCATCTTTATATGCGTCTTCTTTTGCCATTAATGTATTTTTTTATAAATAATAGGCAAAAAAAAAGCCGACCAGATTCTGGTCGGCTTTTAACATATAAACTTTAAAATTTATTTACTCAAGTTTTTTGTCAAGTAACTAATTGCTTTATCTGGGCTCATAGTATTTAATTTAGACTCTAAATATGAAACAGCACCTCTTGTGTTAGGACCATTATAATATCCGCTTCTCAATGTGTCTAAAATTGCTGTATCTGTCATCAATTTAGAGGCCTTTTCTGGACTCATTGAAGACATTTTAGACTCTCTATAGCTCAATACAGCATCAATGTTCTTAAACTCAGAAGAGCCAATTGGTACATTAAAACTCAATTCGCTTAATGATATTTTTGAGTCATCAAATGTCGGTATTGATTGATTAAAAGTACAAACTCTATAAGCGCCTCTCACAGCACACACCAATATCAATCCAAAAATAAAAAATTGAACAAGACCAGTTACTGCACTAGCTAAAGATTTTGGTAAAAAACCAAATAAGTCATCTCTCAAATATCTTTCTGCGTGTATTATGTCTATATTTGACACATTTGTCATAAACAAAAAGGCTATTGTAAACATTACAGAACCCGTAACAAACTTATAAAGTGGACTAAAATTTTTCATATTACTTGTTTTATATTATTATACGCAAGTACTTATAAAAAGTTTCAATAATTGTTATTTATTATTTTTCTAATCTCAAATCGTATAGATTCTGGCAATCCTTTACCTAAGCCTTTAGATACTATAGATTTAGTACTAGATTTAGTACTAGATTTAGATGGAGTTGCTGATGATGAGGTAGTTACAGGATTAGTTACAGGCGCAATTGGGGCCATATTTTCAGTTCCTAAGGCCGTTTTTAACCTTGAAATGATTAAGTCCTGTACTTCCTTATTTGGACTTCCATCTGGCATATTAATATTGTCAACAAAGTATTTTATAAAATTGTTCAAATTTTGCATAGACTTGAATTCCTCTGATTTTTCTGGCTCTTGAGTTGGTTGTGCAATTGGTGTCGAAATCGCTGGCTTAGTCTTTTTTGGAAAATTAAATTTTTTAGTAGCCCTTTTAGCTTCAGCTAACCCAATAGCTTTTTGGCCAGGAATATTATTAAATATTGGGCTTAAAAATTGAAAATTTCCATATCCGTCAATTTGTCCATATTTTATTGCCCTAGCTATATTTTTTATATCCTGTTTTAAAGCGCCAGAATTTATCTGAGAAGTTACTTTATTAAATTCTCCAAACTCTTGCATAGAATCAAAAGAAAAATTAACATCTGGCGATACTTCTCCAGTTGGGCCAGAAATAGTTTGTATATTCAAATATGGAATTTTACTTAAATTAAAAGTATATTGTTTTCCAGGAACAAATGTAGAAGCCGCTGGTGTTGGTGTTGTTTTTTTAGTTGTAGTTGTTGAAACCGATATGAACATTTCTTTTGGATTAATAGCATCTCCAGAAGGTATAACTATTAGCCCAGCTATATTTATTGAATTTCTGTTTATGTCAAGTATTCCCTGTCCTTTTTTGTCCCAATTTTCTAAAAAATATTGCCAATCTTTAGTTACAATTTTTGGTATATCACTTTTAAATCCATCTAATACTTCAAACTGAAATATTGAATTTGACTTATCTAATCTTTTTAAAACTTTTATATAACTTGACTTTCCATTAACAGACTTAAACTCAAGCATATTTCCTGGAGGAATTGTTATTATATTAAATTTCTTCGTGCCTAAGCCTTTTAATGATAAAGTATTTGGTTTACCTAAAATTCCAGTATTTGTTATATCATGGAAAGAACCTGCAGCAAACGTATATGGTTCCGACCTATAATCTTCGTTTTTACCGTAAAAATGACCTTTGAAATAACTTCCCTGAAATATGCTGTTCATAAAATAATCTCCAATAAAAGGACCTGACTCCCAAATACCATTTTTAAATGCATATATTTTTTCTTTCTTTAAATCGAAACTTATACTTTCGCCCTTAAAATTAGTTTCAGGAGCAACAACAAATTTAAGCTTACTTTTTTCCCAAACATAATATTTTAAATAAGTTGCATCAGATGTTTCTTTTACGGTATTATGTCCGCCAAAAACAAAAGTACCATCTTTTTCCTGTCTGAAATTTGGATTTACTTGCGTTTGTTGTGCTTGTTGTGTGTTTCCAGTATTAGAAGCTTGTTGTGTGTTTCCAGTTTTAGAAAATAGATTTCCAAATAAACCTTCGTTTATCTCTTTTTGCTTATTAAATTGGTCGAAATAGTCTATCATTGTATTTGCGAAAACTTTCTAATAAATAGGTTAATTTTTTATCTTTTACCCTTAGATTTAGCCTTTGCAACAGCCGATTTTTCAGCTTCATTCTTCTTTGTAATCTCTTCGCTAAGCCTATTTATGAACCAGCGCCTTTCGCCAACTGGCATTCTTTTGGCACCTTCCTCAGAAATACCCTTACTATAATGAGCTAAAAGAAATATTTCTTCTAATACATTATTCATAAAAGAAGCAGGTAATTTTAAGAAATCAGCGCCATTACTACCAAAATTAATATTGGAGCTTTTCTCGCAAAAAGAACATTCATATATGATATTGGTATCAATTCCTGGAAGATTATCAAATACCGTTTTTCTTATTTCTCTGGATTCTGTTATTTTTAAAATAGATAGCATTTTTACAATTCTATCTCTATCTCTCTCTCCTTCAAATTCTGCTATATAAAACCCAGTTGTTTCAACTTGTTTTCTTTTTGTTTTTTGAAAATCAATTTCTTCGAAATAACTTCTTGGTTTTATTTTTATTTTTTTATTAATTTTTTCAATTAAAATTTCTATTTCTCCATTTTCATCTGGATTCAAATTTATATCTTTTGATTTAAAATTTGAAATCATTATTGTATGCTTATCTTTTTTGCCACAATGAGGGCAGTCAATATCAACTTCAATATTATTTCCATAAGAATAAGCTCTCAAAAACATTGATATGGCTTGTACGTCACAAGAAAGAATTTCCTTAACATTAAAATCATTGTTAATTATAATTTTTTCTAAAACTATAGGCATAGCTATGTTAGCCTCATGCATCATTTCGTTGGTTAGTATATTTTCCTCGAAATATGTAAGGTACCCAATAAGAAGAAATTCATTTTTGTCTTTATAAAAAAGGCCTTTTGAGGGTAAATTTAGCATCCCAAAAGGTCTTTCTTCATTTTTTTTACCTGCCAATCTTTGTTCAAAATCAGCATGCTCTTTAAAATTTTTTTTAAACTTTTCAAACTCTTCTCTTAACTTGGATAATTCTTCTAATATAGTAGAATCATGATTTTCCATTTATTAGTCAACGTCTGGATAGAATAATTTAGAATTAATAGGAACATTTTTAGTTTCTGTATGATTACAATAAGGGCACTCAAATTCATAATCAAGGTCAATACCTGGTTCAATAACTCTATTATATTCTCTAAAAAATAAAGAATCTTTTGTCGGCATTGCATTTATAAATTTAGAAATATAAGTCTTATCTTTATTTCCATTTACTTCCATAATCTGAAGCAAATATCTTTCTGTAATAAGTCTTGATACTTTCGTTCCTCCTGGTTTTTTTTGACCATTTTCAATTAATTTTGTAAGTCTTTTTTCATCAGAACCTCTTAGTAATCTGAATTTAATATTCATTTTTGTAACAGGTAACTCCAATTCATAAAGACCGTCTTCTCCTGGCATAACCTCAAGCATACGTGGCTTTAATTTATTTAAATCAACTGTTGGGTCATAATCTTGTTTACAAGAACCACAAGATATATTTCCAGGTTTATAAAATTCTCCAAATCCAGTTTTTCTTATTTCAATAAGCAATAAATTTCTGTCTCCAGAAACCATATCTTCTGGCCTAAGGTCTTTGTCTAAGATTGCACTTTCTAATAAAACATCCAATACTTTACCGCTTCTAATAAGGTCGGTAGAAAATAAGATATTATCTTCCTCTGCAGTAAGGTATTTAATTTTTACAGTAGATTTTCCATTTGCATAAAATGCGCCACGAGAAGGAAGTTCAATCTCTTCTGTTGGTACTTTAAATTCATCATCACCCATTGGGGCTCCTGCAAATGGAGGGTTATTGTTATTGCCACCATTGTTGGCACCGCCAATACTTATTCTTTCATTATCACTCATAATTATCTTTTTTAAGGTTTTAGATAAATATAATAGATAAATTTTTTAAAATAAATGGATTTTTAATTAAATTGCAGATGGCAATGATGGCAAAGAGCTTGTAGAAGCAGTTTTCTCTCCTTTTCCTGACAATTCAGCCTGCTTTTCTATATCAATAGCTTTTTTATCTAAGTCTCGTTTAGCTATTTGCATAGCATTTTGAGCATCTTCAAGGTCTTTAATTTGCTTTTCTTTAGATTGATTTAACTGTGCTTTTAATGGTAATGACCTTTCGAGACCCTTTTTCTCAGCATTGTCAACATCTCCAATTTTAGGGCTCAAAGCGTTTTTTTTCTGACTATCTTGTTTGAATATTTCTTTATCATTTTTTAAGCTTGTCTTTTGCGTGTCAATTATTTTACTCATATTTTCAACATCTTTTTGAATCATCGCTCCAATATCTGTAATAGTTCCACCAATAGCATTATCGGCTCCTGTAGCATCTTCTTCTTGAAAAACTCTGCTAATTTGCTCTCTTATAATTTTTCTTAAATTCATTTTTATGATTTTAATATTTTTTTAAACCTTGCTTTAACTGTTTTATAATCTTCTTTTAAATCTGATTCCCAAACTCTCTCTATGCCAAATCCCATACCAATAGCTAAAGAGTCTTTAAAAGCATCGTTTCTTATATTCTTCTTTTGCATATTATTTAAGACATCAAACTTCTCTGGATTTCCATGAAAATAACATCCATCAACTTCAACAAGTAAATTCAAATGAGGTATATAAAAATCAAAAATTTTATTTCCAACTATTTTTTGAACTTCGAATTCTACACTCAGTTCTTTTAGCATTTTTTTAAATTCTCTCTCAGGCCAAGTCATTTTTGTCGACATTTTTGCCGCATTCCTCTTAAGATGAGTTTTTATGCCAAGAGGATTCCTAGCCTTTTTTTTAATTTTTGCAATCATCTTTCTTGCCCTATTTGATGCCATTTATTAACTTTATTATAAATAATCAAAAAAAGCACAAAAACCTGTATATTTATAACAAAAAAAGAGATGGCAAAAAGTAAAAAAACAGCAGGAGGCCCTAAAAAAGCTACATCTATATCTGATAAAAAACCTGCAAAAAAAACTCAACCGAAACTAAATGAAATAAAAGTTAAAACTATCTCTAAAAAAATCACAGAAATTAATAACAATTTCGAATGCCTAATAAATGAATGCAGAGTTGCTCTAACTCATTTAATGACTAAATCTACAAGCGTAACCAACTAAAATGGCAGAAAAAAATACAGATAGAGTGCTCGACCTTATATTAAACCAACTAGAAAAACTTAACAACAATCAAGAAAGGCTTTCTGAAGAAATACAGAAAACAAATGTTGAGTTAACAAAAATTTCTGGCCTTAAACATGCTATTTCTGATTTTAAAGAATGGAAAGATGGTATTGACAAAGCAGTTAATGCTGATGACCTTATAAAAATAAAAGAATTTTATACAAAACACCAAGATGTTGATGATAATATCACAGACCTTTTTTTAATCACAACTGAATTGAGAAATGAAATTGATGATTATAAAAAATTCAAAACAAAAACAATGACAATAATTGCTGTAATTTCTTTTTTGTTTGCAACGGCAATGACAATTCTTGGTATAGTTGTTAAGTAATTGGCTTTTTAGCCATTTCATCTACCTGAACAGCAAACTCATTTGACCTTCTTTTTATTTTAATGAATGATGCATTATATTTTTTTTGAAAATATATTAAAGCTTCCCATAGTTCTTTATTTAGAACTGGTTTTTTGGCTGAGCTAACCCATCCATTTTTAAGCCATCCAGAAATCCAATCTTCCACAAATCCATTAACCATATAAGCACTATCTGAAATTATTGAAACATTTATATCTTGGAAAAACTCAAGCTTATCCAACTCCTCAAAACCTTTTATAGCGGCAAGCATTTCGCATTTATTATTTGTTGTTTCTATTTCTGAACCACTTTTTTTTAATTTTATATTTCCGTCTTCTAACATTATAAATGACCAACCTCCAGGTCCAGGATTTCCGCTACATGCACCATCGGTGTAAATTTCTATATTAATCATTTTTAAAAATTAGAAGGTATATATTCATTATTTAAACTTCCATCATCATTTATTTTACAATGAATTATTTTATGACAATTACCGCATAGTAAAATACATTTGTTTAACTCTCTCAATAAATTATTCCAAGATTTCTTTCTCATTTGACCCCAATTCATTTCTTTAGTTTTAGGCACTAAATGGTGAAAGTCATAACATGAAAAGTGTCCTACAAAATCACACCTCTTACATTTACCACCTAAATATTCAATAGCTTTTTTCTTTAAAATTCTATTTCTTTCTATATCGTATTTAGTCCCGCACTCTCTACATGGCCCATTTCTTTCAAAATATGTTTTACAATATTCATTTTTTTTTTTTATTTTTTTACAAACATAACAATGTTTTTCAGTTTCAATTTTTTCTTCTGGCATAATATCTATTTAAACAATTCAACAATCTTAGTTTTTATTTCACTATAACTACATTGAATTTTTTCATTTGTGCCAACTATAAACTTCATTGACCAATCTAATCCAATTGAATTTTCGCTTGGCAAATATAATCCAATTCTTCCAACTCCATCCACATTTATCCAATTATCATATATCCAAATATCTTTTTCTGTAACCTTTCTCATAAATCCAATTTTTTAAATTGTGCACCTCTTTTAAAATTGACGAAACCTCCTTGGTTTTTTTCAAACCTAGATAAATATACTTTACCAACTTCAAGTTCTGGTCTTATTTTATCTGCCATAGGAGAGAAAACTCTTAAATTTGTACTGCCTATTCCGTCACCAACTTTAAGTGTCAAATATTTTGTTCCAGTCTTGGCTGTTGATTCTTTTATATCTTCTAAAATAAAGAAATACCAATCATCATCTTCAAAATTAACAATATTTTCAATAGGAGCAGTTCTCTTTGACATCTTATTAACATCAGCTCTAATACTTGACATTCTCTGTATTTTTTCAAGGTCAAAATTACAAACTTCCATGAATCCAGATTTCTTTTCTTCTAAAGATGTTTTTGGAAATTCACTTGTATCAATTTTTAAATCAAATTCTTCTCCTCCCATATCAAACATCATTATTTGATTTGGTATCACTTTTTTCTTCTTCTTTGACTTTAAGTGATTAAGGTAAGACCTAGATTCTGACCAACTATCAAATACTCCAGCTTTGACACAAGATTCAAAAGCTGTTTTATTAAACTTAGAAAATGGTAGTTCAAAAAACTCTGCCATTGTAATTGTTTCTAAAGTTTTGCTATTTCCAGTTGAGTCTTTCTTTTTGTCAACTAATGAAATTAATTCAGCATAAGCAATATCTCCCAATCCATTTATTCCAGAGAAACCCATTGAAATTTCTTTATCTCCAGTCATTGTCCATGCTTTACCAGACTTAAGAGATGGCGGTAATATTTTGATGCCTCTCGACATGGCTGCAGCAATAGATGCAGCTAACCACTCTTGCACTTTTTCTTTTTTACCACTATCTTTTGGATGATTAAGAAGTGCCGTATAAAATTCAGTAGGATAATAATGTTTTAAAAATAATGTACGCATTGCTAAATAAGCATAACATACAGCATGACTTCTATTAAATGAATAACCTAAATATTTAATTACCCAATCCTTAATAACATCTACTTCATTTGCATTATAACCATTTTTTACGGCACCATCAATAAATTTGTTCCAATATTTATCAAATTCTTTATAGTTATCATCTTCTTTTTTATTTAAAGATTCTCCCTTACCTTTTTTCATGATAGCTGAACTTGCCTTGTCCATATATCTTCTAAGCATATCCCCTTCCCCCTTGCTCATTCCGCCAATTTCGTGAGCAATAAACATTAATTGTTCCTGGAAAATTAATACTCCATTAGTTTTAGATAAAATTGGCTTAAGAGCTGGGTGAATATATGAAATCTTATCTGCATTAAATTTATTATGTATATACTCCTCATGAGCTTTAATACCCATTGGTCCTGGTCGATATAAAGCGTTTGCGGCAACAACTTCTTCAAAATTTTCTGTGCTCATTCCACGAATAAGCGCATTCATACCAGCACTTTCAAATTGGAATATACCATGATTCATTCCTAATCTAAGTTCAAAATATAAATTCTTATCATTAAGGTCAACATTTTTTATTTTCTCAGAAATATCAATTCCTTTTTTTTCTTTTACAAGAGCAATAGCATCTTTAATTACATTTAAAGTTTCAAGCTTTAATCTATCAAGTTTTAAAATTTGAAGTTCCGATAAATCTTTACCTGACTTATCAGCTTCTTGAAATGCTGTTACAATACTTTTTTGTTTAGGAATTATATTTGTTGGCAAATATTCCCAACAAGGCCCAGGTGTAATTACTATACCAGCCGCATGCTGTCCTATACCACGTATTTGTCCTTGAAATTTTAATGTCTCTTCAAGAATTATTTTATGTGTTGGATTTGTAAGCCAACTTCTAACTTTATCAGTACACGCTTGGTCTTTAGGCCAATTATTAAACCAATCCCTAAGAGAAAACTCAACCTTATCAAAGTTTGGCATTTCTTTAGTAACAGCATCTACATCAGAATCGAATCCAGTATATTCTTCTCCATAGTGAGCTCTAACAACATCCTTTATAGTATTTCTCTCACTAAATGTAGAGAATGTTGATACGCTTAATACTCTTTCTTTACCATATTTCTGATGCAAGAAATCATCAGTTATATGGTCAGTGCCAGTCTCAAAATCCACGTCAATATCTGGCATTGATTTGCGTGTTGGGTTCATGAACCTCTCAAAATAAAGGTCAAATCTTATAGGGTCAATATCAGTTATTTCAAGACACCAAGATAATAAACAACCTGCAGCACTACCTCTACCAGGGCCTATCGTATGCCCTTTACTTCTGTAGTCACGTATCAATTCCCAGTATACAAGAAAATAATCAAGAGCGTTTTTATCTTCAATTACATCTAACTCAAACTTTAATCTATCAAAATATTCCTGTTCTTTTTCAGGAGTCATTTCAACTATTTTATTTTCTTTATATTCTTTTATTTTTTGTCTTAATTTACCAATAGCAAGTTTTGTTATAATTTCTTTTGTGCTTTCTGTTTTAAAATAACTTATAACTTCTGGAGTAGCTTCATATTTTGGAAATTTTTCTGTCTTTAAATCAAAATCGAAACTACATCTCTCTACAACTTTTAAAGTGTTTTCGAGACATTTATCAACAAACTTTTCTGGATAATTAAATCCAAAATCTTTATTAAATTTATGAAAATCATCTGCATTTGCATAGTACAAATTTCTTGTTTCTAATTTAAATGCTTCTCCTAATTTTTTCTTTTGATTTATTGCAATTAAAGTATCTTGTAATTGTCCTTCTCCAGGAAATGCATAATGGACATCATTAGTTAATATTGGCATCAAATTATACTTGCTGGCCATCTTTATTAACCAAGTATTGTAAATTTTTTGCCCATCAAATTCATTAAACTGCAATTCTACAGCCAAGTCCTCCCCAAACTCTTTTATGAGCATTACTAAATATTCTTCAGCTTCTGATACTTTTCCTTCACGAACAAGCTTCGACATATGACTAACAGCGCAAGATGTGGTTACAAACAACCCTTCCTTATGCTCTATTAACCAATCTGTTTTAATACGACCTCTACCATAAAATCCTTCTGTATATGACTTATATGCAAGTTTGTTTAAGTTTGTAAATCCTGTAGTATTTTTTATAAAAATAGACTGATGTGAATTGTTTCCCTCATATTTTTTTTCTTCGAATTGGCCCATTGTGTTATTCACATAAGCCTCCATTCCGATAATAGGTTTTACACCAGCGGCTTTACATTTTTTCCAAAACTCAAAAGTACCAGACATGGTTCCATGGTCAGTAATTGCCATTGCTGGATGATTGTATTCTTTTGCTAACCTTATGTAATTATCAATACTTCCAGCGCCATCAAGAATAGAGTGAAAGGTATGAAGATGTAAGTGAGCCATAGGAGTTTTCTTCCTATCTAATATTTCAATCTCTTTTTTTAGATTATACTTCTCTTGTTCGAATTTCTCTAAATTCTCCTTAGTAGGTGAAAGATTGGGTATTGGAGTATGTGAACAACTACACTCACTGGTATGTCCGCACTGTTTTTGCATACGTATTTCTATTTAAGAAATACGAATATACTGAAAAAATACAATAAAACAAAATTATGAATAATCACTACTATAATCCTGCTTGGTTTTCAGTATTTTACGGGCCATTGTGGGCAATAATTCATTTTTAAGCTTGGTTATTTTAGACCTAGCCTTTACACCCCTTGCTTTTGGTTTTTTTGGACCCAAAAACTTTGTAATATCAACCTCAATTTCAGATATTAGTTTTTTAATATCATCCAAATCTTTTTTTATTTTATAAGTGTCATTTACATTAAAAAAATCATCAATTTTCATTATTCATTACTTGGGTACATAGTATTGCTTTTTTGAGCATCATCTTGACTTGCATTCAATCCAGTTCCAGTATTTGTCTGGTCCAACATACTCGTTGCATTTGAATCGTCTTGATTAGCGCCCATCAAAGTATTACTAGAGCTAATAATATTATCTTGAGTCATTTCTCTTTGCTTGTCATCTTGATGAGCATTCATACCATTATTATCGTCTGTAGCATTTACTTGACTATGGTCTCTTTGTTGGTCATCTTGATGTGCAGTCATCCCATTATTGTCGTCTTCATAGATTATTTCATCAACTTCTTCCATATCTTCAACCTCTTCAACTTCTTCTATTTCTTCTGAAATGATATCGTTTTGTTTATTGAACATATTTCCAAGAAAATTTAACATATCATTAGTTTCGTTAACTAATTTTTCATTTTTAGAAAACAAAGGATTTTCTTCTGTATTTTCTTTTAATAAATTTTCCTCTGGAATATTAGTTTTACTAATATCTAAATCTTGCTGAATTCTTTCAAACAACTTCTGAGTTTTATAATTTAATTTTTGATTATTTTTTAATAATGATGTTTCAGAATCTTCATTAATTTTTTCATCTTTACCCAACAAATCATCTAAATAATTATCAAATCTATTATCTGATTCTTTAAGTGTTTTTTTAAGCATTGTATTTCTACTCTCAGCTAATGGAGGTAATTCTTCTCCACCTCCTGCTTCAGGGGTTGGTCCACCAGCACCCGCTTCAGCGCCACCACCTAATTCTCCGCCAACTTCTCCACCAGCAGCTCCAGGACCACCAGCAGCTCCAGGACCACCAGCAGCTTCTGGTCCGCCACCTAAATCAGCTCCACCACCTAAACCTCCGCCAAGAACACTTCCGCCGCCTCCGCCGCCACCCATATCTCCACCACCTTCATCACCACCCTCAATACTTGCCTGAGCAACCGCACCAGGTATTTCATATTTAGCATCAAGCTCATCAAATAAGCCAATCTTTTTATATGTATCAACGGCTGAATCAATTTCTGCAAATATTTTCTTCTCAACTTTCTTCTGCTTCAATATTAATTTAATATCTGCTTTAGAAAATCCAAGAATGTTTTCCATTACCCAAGTCCATGATGTGAACGAAGTAGAATCTGGTGCATAATATTCTTTGGCAACTTCTAATCTTGCCTTCATTGTCTCAAGCTTTAAAAGTTCTTGTTGAGTAGAAGGGTTTGTAAGACTTAATGAGAAATTATCAATATCATCTTTGAATCCTGCGAAATACAAATGTATGTTTGCTATTCTTCTTAATTCCATTAAAACAATTTCTTGAATGGAATTTATTGTTCTAGAAAATCTTAAATCAGCTTGAGATAAAGTACTACCACCTGGCATACTCTCTGCATAGTTCAAATAGGTTTTAGGAACTTGCAATGAAGCAAATAGTTTGTTTTGTAAATATTCGATATCCTGAATATCTCCTAAATTAGAAGCTCCAGGTAATGTATCAATTCTTGAAGACTTATCTCCACGAATAGGGATGAAATAATCCTCAGTAATGTTCATTGGATTATATTTCATGTTTATGTTTCCAGTTTTCTGGTCAACAATAGGCGCTTTTTTAATTTGATTTTGAATTTTTTGAACGTATTGTTTTACATCCCCATCTTCTAAATTACCAATCTCAATATAAAATACTCTTCTTTCTGGAGCTCTTGTAATACGATATACCAACATTGAGTCTTCTGCAAGTTGTAATTGCTTCCATAATTTTCTTGCTGGGTCCAATATAGAACGACCATAAGGAAGTTTTTTTGTATCTTCAATTAATCTAAAATGTGCAATCTGCCATTCTTCAAAATAATCATTTGTTGTTTCCCATCTAAATCTTACGGCATTTGGTTTTCCTTCATAACCTTCTTCTCTATGAAGCTCTTCAACTGGAAGTGTCATATAATCATATATACCATCACTTTTATCAATATGAAGATGTACAAAGTAATCTCCATATTTAATTAAATCTCTAATCCAAAGTTTAAGATTAAATTCTACATTTAAACGTTTATTAAACAAATCTTTTAATACATCTTTTACTCTTGAATTTTCAGAATACACTTCAAGAATATTTCCTTTTTCATTTCTTGTCAAACATTCATCTCTAATAATATTAAGTGCTGCTGCAATTTCTGGAGACATGTCCATAGCTCTATAATCTTGATAAGCTGATATTCTATCGGTATCAAAATATAAAGTTCTTTGATATAAATTATGTCCAATTTTATTTACTTGCCAATCTAAATATTGCTGTTGAATATCTTCAATTGCATTACTTTGATTTGAAATAAGTCCGCCACTTCCTTGGGATGAAAATTGTGCTGTATGAGGCATCTCAGGAGTTATTCTTTTACCTCCATTTATAGCGTCTAAAACACCTTGAAATATGCTACTTTGTTGATTTTGTTGACTTTCTGCCATTTTATAGTAATTTTAAAAAATATAATTAAATCGTTATCTAAAACAAATAGTTTATTAACCCATTAACCAACTTAGGTCATCTTCTGGTTCATCAGTACTTGTGTTGTTTTGTATAAATAAACCTCCGCTTCCGCTAGGAACATCTATTTCTTTCTTAGGGGTGCCATCATCTACTTTACCAGTTGATGAACTGCTGCCTATTGATATAGCGTCTAGCATGCTCTTATACATATTATTTGTAACTGCAACATTTCCATATTCAGTATCTCTAATATATAAAGCCAAGCCTAATGCAAATATTAAATCGTCATTATAACCTCTTTCTGCTTCTGGCCTATCACCCTTCATAATAAATGTTGACATCTCGGAAACTAATCTTGGAGAATTAAGAATTAAATTCCCTTCTCTCATATGTTCAATTATCGCTTTTATAATAAGCGGTCTTGACATTCTGGTGGTTTGGAAACCAGGTATTTCAACGCCTAAAGGAATTTTATAATCATAAGGCCTTACGTGAATATCTTGAGTGTTTTTAGAATAGAATAAACGTCTGTAATGAAACTTGTCTCTAAGGTCTAATCCAACACTTAAACCAAACGAGTTTGCCTCTATAACCAAGAATGCTTCATTGTATGTTCGACCAACCCAATCAATTAGATATGGTAATAAATCGACACCTATTTTATCTCTATATTCAGCAACCTGTTCTAAAGTTTCTACATCTATAACTTGTATCGTTGAATAGTCTTTTCCATCACCTCTGGCAACGTCACAATTATGAGTTGTTATATGATGGCACATAAAAGTATGTGTATCACATTCGAAATTATATATATTGCCTGTAAATGTAGATTTATCTATATTTTTTATTTTAAAACACATAAAATCTTCATTATCAATAAAATGACAAGATGATATAATTCTTTTATTCGTATTATTAAATTCTGATATTTTAAATTTATTTAACTTTATATCTTTTGAATCATATAATAACTCAACTAATTTTAGACTATCAAAATTTGCTAAGTCTAAATTATAGCACTCTTTTGTATCACACAACTGTCCTTTTATTAAATGCGTTTTTGCATTTCTTAACTTGTTAATACTAGATATAATTCCAACAGAAAATAAAATATCTTGGACAGACTCAAGTAAGTCTAGGTTTATACTTACAAATGATATTTTAGAATTATTTTTATTATTTTTTATATGTTTTATCCAACACCCATCACTATTAAAATAGCCCTTTATTAATTCAATTTTATATTGTTTTGGTATAAATTTTACCCATTCTGATATTTTTTTACCATAAGAATATTGTCCAAAATTTTCTAATATAAAATGATAAAGCTCTTTACTGTTAAATGTAAGGTCAAAAGTAGAATCTCTTTCTGTAATAGAAGGTTTTCGGTTAAATAATTTTTCAATTATTGCCATACTTTTTTCTAAATAATAATATTCTTTTTTATTAAAACATACAGTAATTGTATGTGAATATTTATTTTTACCTATCCAACCATCTCCTATCCACAAACCAATAAACCACCAAAAATCTTTATCTTTTAATGGAGAATTTATTGTAAAATCAGTTCTAGTGCTTTTATTATCAACAAAAGACCATTTATCATCAATATTAAAACTTAATTCTTTTTTATATATATTTGGAACTTTAATCCAGTCTCCAACTTTTAATTCTTCAGCTCTTGAATATTTAAAGTCAAAATCCCAATATCTCTTTCCCTCTTTTTTAGAAGCAAAATCATATGGTCTTTTTAATTTTGTATTTTGACTAACTAGTATTGGATGTTCTTTTGTAAATTTTGTTGTTCTAAATGTATTATCAACCTTAATATTATAAACATCTTCATTTTCAACTTCATATATTTGCTTGTTTATAATATTAACATAATCTCCTTTTTCATTAATTAACTTATCAGATTGCGTTACGTCTTCAATGTTTTTTAAACCATTATTAGTTAATACTTTTTCTCCAGGAGGTAAACATCCAATTATATAACTTTTTCCAGCTACAGGCCTTTTCCAGATATGGAAACCAGTTTCTTCAGTTACGAAGGTACCAGCCTTAACATCTCCTTTAAATAAAAAATCATACTTTAAATAAAGATATGGCTTAATTTTTCTTACAGCCTTTTCATATTTTTCTATTAAAATACTTTCAATAGCCAAATACTTAGAGCCCTCAAATGACAAATCTAATTCTTGTGCGATTTTTACACTATCATAATTCAATCTCCTACACTGTTCTTCATACCATGGACTCCAAGGAACTTCATTACCAGAAGGGTCTTTTCTCATTTCTAATCCAACTGAAGATTGTGGATTTTCTGTCCAATGAACATTTAAATGATTGAAGTCATTTTCTCTATTTATAGAACCTATCCATGTTTTATGATACAAACTTCCTGTTCCATTTGGAGTAGAAATCATTATACACTTTCCTTTTGTTGCAGAAAGGGCCATACCAGCTCCCATCCAAATGGCCTGGTCATCTTTTATAAAGGCTGTCTCATCCAATATAAGCATTGTTAAAGCCTCACCACGACCAGCGTTTGGACTTGATGCTTTTGCTTCTACCCATGATTTATTTGAGAACTCTAATTTTGTTTGATTGTTTGTAACAACAGCGTCTGGCTGAAGCCACTTTGGTGTATTATCAATAAATTGTTTTACTGTTGCCAAAAACCTTCTTGCTCCAGCTCCATCGTTGGCAATGATTAATATTTTTTCATCATATCTAAACATTAATCTCCAAGCAACATATCCAGCCGTAATAACAGAAAGACCTGTTTGTCTTGACTTTAATACAATATTATTTTGGAATTTATGGAAATCTAATACACATCTTTCTTGATATGGAAAACATTCCATTTTCATTACTTTCTTCTGAACTGCATTAAAAACATGACCATATGTATTCAGATAATACAATGGACTTTTTGTACATTTATACTTTTCTTTAAGTATATTCTGTGGACTTAAAATCATAAATAACTCTAATTGTTTACAAATAAATAGGTTAGAATTATTTATATGCCATTATAGGCCTATATAGATGTTTTGTTCAAATTCACTATCTGGTCTTACATTTACTGTATTTGATACAAATATAACGTCTGTCAAATTATTTTTTGTGTATAATTGATAGTCTCCAATGGTATCTGCTGACCAAGAGAATGTAAAAATTCCTCTAATAGGGTCAGTAAGTGTAGGTGGGCTTATGGTTGTTCCTGTGAATATTGTATTATTTAAATATAAAACAGAATCAAACGTAGCCCCAGTTACTGGATTATTATCCACATCTAAAGAAAGTACGTTTTCATACGCTGTTTGTCCTGTTCTAATATTCATTTTTATCTAGCTTTCAATTTATAATTATGTCCAAATAAACATTTTACTTCTTTATTTTTTTCATAATATGACATATCTGGAGCTGGTGCCTCATCATGAATCAAAATAAAATTATCATCTATAAATCTCCTGAAATCTTCTGGAGTTATAAGGTTTAAAAAATTATATGTATTTAATCCAAGTAGTTCACAATAATATTGAGCAAATTCACTACAAATAAATCTCCCCTTTTTACCAAGTCCACTTAAATCAATTCCTGTTTTTTTAATAAGAGCAACTCTTGGAAGAAGCATAGTGTCATATTTTATATCTCTACCATCCCATTCTTGTAGAGATGCATTTATAGCTCTTGATATTTTTTGTGTTGATACTTTTGGTCTTAAAATACAAAAATCAGAATAACCATCCATTCTTCTAGATAATGGCAAGCATGTTAATCCTTGCTCCCACATATCAAGAGTTAAAACTCTATCTGTATCTTCTGGTCTCCAAACAACTCCAATATGATTATAAGCTGCTTTATCAAAATACATAATGGATTTTGCTAAAAAACTAGTTCCTTTATAAAGAATCAAATCTCCATTTTCAATTTCATCTCTAAGTTTAGAATATTTTTCAGGATATCCTTTGCTGTTTGTTTTTGTGAAAATACCGCTCATAATTTATTTATTAAAATGTTAGTTGTTCTATTACTGCTTCTTTTATTCCTACTGTTAAATAAGGTTTTGTTGAAGCACTTACCGCATCTCTTAATGGCTGAGTATACCCTTGAGTAAAATATTCCATTTGAGTTTTAACTGATGTAAGCATATCAAAAGCATATGTCTGATTTAATGGTTCTCCATAAATTGCTTTTAGACCATCCAACAAAGAGGTCTTTGCAAATGATAACATATTACCCCTTCTGTCTATACCTTCTTGAATTGCTTCTTCTGGAGTATAATATTTTCTGAAACTCAAAGTTAATCCTGTTGTGCCATCATTTAAAATCCAATTACAAGTCATATCTCTATATTGAACTAAGCCTATCACATCTCTGGTATAATTTCTAAATTCAGAAACCACCAAGTCGCTATATGTTTGAGAAGTTGGAATATAATTTGTATAATATTCTACGCTTTTAAGTTCGCCTTTTACAATTGTTCTTTTTTTATTAAATCCCAAAATATCATAATCAATATTTGAGGGGTTTTCATTAGAGTCATTTATTTTAAATTTCTTCGACTCACAATAATTTGGGTCATAAACATAATTTGAAATTAAATCGGTTAAAATTCCTTGTTCTGTAGGGGTTAGATTATTATAAAAACCCAGTGTAATATTAGAACTTTCACTTAAGAAATATCCATCAGTCACTTCTCCTTCATAATTAGCGACAAGTTTTTTGTTTAATTGAATATAGACTTCGTTTAATATTTGGTCTACATTAAATTGCGATATAGTATAATTATAGATATCCATTTTAAACTAAATTAGTTGTTAGTGTTCCTATGATAGATAAGGTTCTTCCAGATACTGATGCAGTTCCTGTTTGTGCAGACATTTGAATTTTGATTGTGTCTCCATTTGTTACGCCAGTTATAAAAGCTATAGAGCTTGCATTTCTTCTAAAACTAGCCATCTGTGTAGTAGAGTTTGTATAAATTGTTCTTGCATTTATTATTTCTGTTGAATTAACTATAACTCTAAGCGTTGTGTTTCCAGCAGCGTTATTGTTGTTAAAATTGGCATTATAAAATATTTGATATGTTGTTGCAGATGAGCCTAAATTTTTTGCAGTTAAAGTGACTAAATCTACTAAAGTTGTAGTTACTGAAATAGTATTTGCTGTACTTATGCTTTGCATGTCTAATTTTGTAGTTCCACTACCTGATGTAGGATTTGCTTGCCAAGTTGCATTCCCGCTTGCATCTGATGTTAACAAATAACCAGCTACAGGTGACACAGGATATTTTATAGAACTTATAAATACTGATGTGTTTGCACTTAAAGTTGTTGCACTTAACGTTGGAATATTAACTTGGCCCGTAAATGTTGCTGCAGATAAATTTGCCTTTGTTGCATTAGCTGCACCAAACAAATTAAATGTTGTTTGCAAATTTGTATTTCCAGAAAATATTGTTCCGCCACTTAATGTTGTTGCAGATAAACTTGGAGCATTAACTTGGCCCGTAAATGTATCACCTGAATCATTTGCTTTTGTTACAAGTTGTGCATTTATTGTATTAAAATAAGTCTGAAGATTTACACTTCCTGAAAAGATATTTGTTCCTGATAAAGTAGAAAATGTTGCACCATCAGCTCCAGTAAGCTGACCTAATAAATTTATTGTTCCTGCAGAAAAAGTAGATGCTGTTAATCCTTGTGTAAATACTGTATTTCCAGTTACTGTTCCTCCAGATAAATTTAAATATGGGTCCTGGTCAGCATTTCCAATAGATTGAAAAATAGAATATAAATTTGTTGAACCAGATATAAATGTTGTTGCGCTTAAAGTTGTGAAACTTGAAGCTCCTGATGCAGTAACTGAATTAAATGAAGGTGATGCAACAACAGATACTGTTGGTAAATTTACAGTTCCGCCAGTTATTATGTTTGAACCTGGCTGAACTCTTGTTATATCATTTTGGTCTGGAATTGTCGCAAATATAGAATATAAGTTTGTTGAGCCACTTAAAATTGTTCCACCACTTAAAGTTGTTGCAGAAAGAGATGTAAATGTACCCGCACCTGCTTGTACAGTTCCTCCAATTGCAGTTCCAGAAAATGTAATATTGTTTACTGAAGGAGAATCAACTAAATTTATAATTGGCTCTGATGAAGTTCCTCCAGTTGTAATATTTGTTCCTGGTTGAACATAAGTTGAAGCTCCTCCTGGCCCTCCAGTTGAAAATATATCATAAAGATTTGTATTTCCAGATATAAATGTTGTTGCGCTTAAAGTTGTAAAACTTGAAGCTCCTGATGCTGCAACTGAATTAAACGAAGGCGAATCAACAACAGATATAATTGGACTTGCTGCAGAGCCTCCAGTTAAAATATTTGAACCTGGTTGTACATATGTTGATGTTCCTGTTCCACTTGTACTTGTATGTAAAACAGCAATAAAAATACATCCTTTATTATTTTGAGGAACGCCCCCTCCAGTATCAGAAAATACAGAAACTGGAATTGAGAACCATCCAGTATTATCAATAGAATCTCCTGTAACATTAAATAATGTAGCTTTAGAAGAATCGTCTCTTTGTTGAACATATATTTGCGCTCCTGATTTAATTCTATCTAAAATAACTTTAGCATCTATTCCATTTTCTGTAATGTTATCAATATAAATTTCTGATATACTTAATGGTGTTGAGTTATTATACCTAAGACTTCCGCTTCCAGGGTCAGAATTAGATGTAGTTGTAGAAAATTTCCAAGATAAATTAGCGCTAACCGCATTTCCAACACCAGTTAAATTTGAGCCATCTCCATATAAAGTTCCACCACTTAAAGTATTTGCAGAAACGCCTGCAGAAAAAACGGTTTGTCCAGTAACAGTACCTCCAGAAATTGGCAAGTACCCACTTGGCGTACTTGGTGCAAAAATTTGTTGTAGGGTTTGTGAACCCATAACAATAGTTGTTGCACTTATCGTTGTTGCCGAAAGTGTACCTCCTAAATTTATGTCATCAATTTCTAAAGCCATTTTTATTTTTCTCCATATTCAATTGCTGTCCAATTTACATTTCCAGCATTAAATGCTGTATTAGCATTTGAGTTTATAACAAAACTTCCTGCTGCTTTTGATTCCCAAGTCCAAGTTCTATTTGTATCAGATGAAATTGTAATAGCGTAATTTGTATTTGCGAATGCAGTAGCAAATGTAACAGTTGCCTTCTTAGGATTTCCTGTAAATGTTGAACCTGATATTGTACCTGATTTTTGAATTAATGTACTTCCTGTTTGTGCAAATATTTGATAAAGATTTGTCGAACCGCTTATCATTGTTGTTGCGCTTAAAGTTGTAAAACTTGAAGCACCTGATGCAGTTACTGAATTAAATGAAGGCGAAGCG